TGCGTGTGTTGAGTGTGGAAGGAAGGCGATCTGGCGTAGTAAGTTGGGTAAGTATGTGTGTATGGATTTAGATTGTGATTGGGGTAGTGAGGAGCTTCCTAATTACAGGGGATGTGCTGAGTAGGTTAGCGGCGACATTTTGCAATGTTGGCTGACGGCTGCATAATTTTCTTGCTGTTGATTTAAAAGCTGATTGGATTAAGCGCGATAGATCAAGCCAGACTCGACCTACGCAACACAAACTAAACACTATGAATAAAAAACAACAAATAAAACAATGGACTGAAACTATCGACCGTGTGGTTGAATCTTATAGAAAACTAAACGAAGTTTGCGAGCAGTGTATCGAGGCTGGGACTATGTATATCGATGGCAAGCTATGGTCAGCGATTTGGGATTCATTTGACACAATGCTTAATTGCATTGATGATAAAAATGAGTGGTTGTCTTGGTATGTTTACGAGAATAACTGCGGCAAGTATGGATTTGAAGCTAAGGCCGCTAACCAGAAAAAAGCCAAAATTATTTCAAGGTCAGAAGATCTAGCCAAGTTAATTGTAAGTGATATAGACTATTGAGCCGTAAGACTAGGGGTTGACAAAAGCTGATTGATTCGCTAAAGATTTTACAGCGACTAGCAATGATGCTATTTGCTTATTAAAAACTTATGAGTAGCACAGCTTTTCATCTTCAAGGCGGCAACGGCGGTCATGTATTAAATTCTGGCGAAGGCGCACAGACTGGTAAAAACTATCGGTGGATTCAGTTCATCGAGGATACGGTCTTGTCCACGCTTCAGGGTAATCTTACCAACATTGCAGACCTTCAAACAATTACCCATCTTGCAGGCACTGGTATCGGTGGTAACTTTACAGCCGTTACTGTTTCCAGCGGAACTTGCATTGCTTACGACCAATAAACCGTGGCATCTTACCGTTCATTTGGTGGGCTTGACGACCAAACGCTAATTGATGGCGATACTGGGTTCATTGGTATGAACCACAGGGTTAATCCGAATCAATTAAAAGCGGGTGAGGTCTATCTTAGCCAAAACGGTAGGATCAATGGTTTCTGGCAGCCAAGACGAGGCATTGAATTGAAGTCTGGTGCGTTGACAAACAGTGCTAATCCTTTGGGTTTGCCGTTTATTGTTCTTGATTCTGCTTTGACTATTAGTTCTGGGTCGAGAACAAGCGGGGTTGTTACGATAAACCTTAGCACGGCACATGGAATCAGCGCGGGAAGCCTGCCAGCATACATTACCTTGGGAACTCCAAGCGTAGCAACACAGCCAATCACGGGAATTACAGCTGGTTCTTACTTAATGAGCTACGTTGACGCTGATAGTCTTAGCTTTGTTAATGCTGGGGCAGATAATCCAACGCTTACAATCAACGGAACGTATGGTAAAATAGCTTCTATCCTGAATGATGATGCTGTATCAGGCATTTATGGTTCTTGTGTGTGGAGCGATCCTACGACAAACCTTGAAGAAAGTATTATTCTTGCTACGAACAACGAGGCCAAGAAGATCGAGCTTAACGGCTACTCGGTAACAAGCATCCCGTATCCTACTACTGGAGTTGTGACTGAAGAAATCGAAATGCTCCAGGCGTTTGACAGGATTTACTTGTTCAGAGATGGGGCTAGAGCGTGGGAATATATTCCTAATGGCAGAGCTATTCAATCTGGAACATACACAAGTGCTACTGGCATTGTGCGGCTTGTATTGAGGGATCACGGTTTGACTGCTGGTGATGGAATTACTGTTTCAGACGTTGGATTCTCAGCAACACCAGTTACAGCAGATCCAAATGGAACTCATACGGTGTCAACCGTGGTTGATGCTGATACATTTGAGTATGTGATTGCTACTGGTAGCGGCAATGAGACTTATACCGCTGGAACTGGAACGATGATAGCCGATGGATTCACCGTAGTTCCTGCTGGTGCATATGCAGCACCGCAATACTTTAACATTGCTGGAAACAAATACGGTGTAACAACAGGTCTTGCACGTTTTACGGTGGTTGGTAATACAACCATACGAGCAGGTGACACAATTACAATTCGTGGAACTGATGTTGACCTGCTTTTACCTATTGTTGGTAGCCAATTTATTGTAACAAGTGCTACTTCAACTGATATTTACTTTAACGCACCGCTTCCAGACATTACTTACGGTAGTGGTTCTGGTTCTGATTACATCGAATTAGGAAGCAGATATAGTCTTGGACTTGGATTCACCCATATGCCAGGAACGCCGTGGGCTGTTTATTTCCAACGCCGTTTATGGTCGCCATATTTTTATGAGCCTGAAGGAACAAGCACTTCGCCAACCTATACTGACAGAAAAGTAAGGGATGAAATCTGTGCTAGTGATATTTTGGATGCCAATACCTTTGATTCGGTTCTATCGCAGTTTAGAATTACCGCTGGTATTGCAGATTATATTGTGGGTATGCACCCGTTCTATAACGACAATATGCTTGTCTTTAACAGGAACAGCATCCACATGATTGCTGGAACGCAAGGAACTTTATCTGATACTACCCTAAGGGAACTCACTCGTGAAATAGGCTGTTTAGCCAGAAAATCAATCGTTAGCCAAGGGAATCAGATATTCTTTCTTAGTGACAACGGTATTTATGGGTTGTCATTTATTGACGAATACAACTTGCGTGGTGTTGAAGAACCTTTAAGTAAGCCAATTCAGTCTTATATTGACCGTATAAACAAACGTCTTGCTGGTGAATCTGTTGGTATCTACTTTGATAACCGTTACCGCTTAGCCGTTCCACTAGATAGCGAGGTTGATGCTGATGATGCACAAGGAAACAATGCGGTTCTTATATATAATATGCTAAACAAGGCATGGGAAAGCATTGATCTATATGGAGATGATGACTTTTTTATTGAGAACTTCCTAAAAGGGCAAGCTGAAGAACGCAATGATCTTTACATTGTGAACACAAACGGAGGAATCCACCTTGATGATTCTTTAGAAATCCCACAAGACATATATTCAACAAGCGTAACTGGTTCGCAAAAAGAAGTTGGCATTGATTATATCCTAAGAACAAGGGGTTACACCTTTGGAGACTACGGTAGAAAGAAATTTACAAAGGCTACTGTCCAAATGCAGTCTGGAATAAACAATGCAAGTGATTTAAACTTTAGCTTTGTAACAGAGAATCCAGATTCTAGTGCTTACATTACTGATATTTATACTTTGCTAGATCCAACAATAGGATTGCCAGGACAACTTCCAGCCGAAGAGATGGCAGACTTTAGTTTTAGGCTTGGAAACCCTCGTGGAGTTTATGGTCTATTGACAATGCGATCAAAAATTGTAGGATCTGCTGCGGTTGGTAGACCTAAAGTAATTTCTATTGCTGTCGAAGCAACAAATACCAACAGGCAAACTATTACACAGACATAATCCATGGCCATTCTTTCCAAAGGGCAAACTTTTGCCAACGCCGATTCGATAACTAGCACTAAGTTAAACAATTTAGTGGATAATGCTACGTTTGTAACTGGATCATCTGGAACTACTGACAATTCTTCTTTGGAAGTCAATGGAAGTGGTAGGCTTCAAGTTAAAGATCTTGGTGTTACTAGTTCAAAACTAGCAACTGATGCGGTTACAACTGGCAAAATTCTTGATGATGCCGTTACGCAAGCAAAACTGGCAGATGATTCGGTCGGAACTGCACAGATTATTGACAATTCAATTACAAACGCATTGGTAGCAGATAGTGCTATTGACACAGCAAAACTTGCTGATGGTGCAGTAGAGACAATTAAGATCAATGATGCTGCTGTTACCGCGACTAAGCTAAATGGAGCGCAGACAGGAACCGCTCCTATTTTTGGAGTTAGATCCGCAGGAACTTTTCTATTTCAATCTTCGTCAAGAACTCTTAATGCTAACTCGTTAAACACAGCCTCAGTAACTAGAATTGACTCTACAAGCACCTCTGTTACATTCACAACAGCATTGCCAAATGCCAATTACTCAGTGGTTGCAACTTACAATGATGATAGTGGATACACTAGTGTAATTCGTGCATTTAATAAAACTACTGCTGGATTTTCACTTGACCATCAATCAGAAGGAACTGGGAGAACAATGGGATTTATTATTGTCGGATGAACCACCACCTAGCAACCGCGCTTACCCTTTATGAATCAAACAACGCTGACTTTGCAGAATTGCTTAAATGGCATCTTGCTTATGGTGTTGTTGTATCTTTGCCAGATTGTTTCATGTTTGGTTACTTTTGTGACCGCAATAAACCTACGCAGCCTAAAATACTTGAAGAATCTGACTGCGTATTTATTACTTTATGTGTCGGGAATATGCGGCAAGCAGGGCTACAAATCGTTGAGCTTGTTCCTTGGATTGCCTACGAACGAGAGTTTAAAGGCGACAACCGCATAAGAATAACCAATTTCAAAAAATTCTTTAACAAAATATAATCATGGGATCATTCGGAAGTAAGCTATTAGGGACTGAGGTAAAAGCCCAAAAAATGGATATTGGTAAAGATATCATTAAATATGTCAAGGGCTATGAACAAGCAATGCCAAGTGTTCTTCAGCTAGAAAGCCAATATCGTCCTGAATTTATCAAAAGAAACCTTGGTGACGTAACTGGTTTTCTTCAAGGGACAGATGGACAACAAGGGCTATATGCACTTGGAAGAACAGCACAACAAGAGGCTGGCACTGGCCTAGCTGAAGCTAGAGCTGCTGAACTTGCCTCGATGACGGGACAAGCACCAGCGTTTAGGCAGTTTGCACAAGCATTGTCACCAGAAGCTCAGGCACAGGTAGATGCTGCACAAATGGAGGCAGAAAGGGCTAGGGCATCTGCACAGGGAGTTACTCCACAAGAACAACGGATGTATCAGCAAACTGCTCGCGAAACAGCACAAGCATCTGGCAGACTCGGTGGCAACGCAGCTGTCGCATCTGAGATTATGGGCAGGGAAAATGTTTTTGCTCGAAAACGTGCTGAAGCAGACGCAGCTCGCATGGGGGCGTTTAACATGGCTCAGAATTTCTACACCGCACCAGGTTTGCAAGCACTTGGTAGTGCGCCACTGTCTTATCAAGCTGGACAAAACCAGCTTCAACTTGGACTCGGTGCAATCGGAAGTGCAGTTCCACAAATGATTAATCCAGATACGGGTGCTGACCTTGGAATGGCCAATAGAGCAAACATTACAAATGCCCGTGCTGCACAAGCATCTGCAACTGGTTCTGCCTTGAGTGGATTATTTCAAGCCATTGGTAACATAGCTAAACCTGGGTAATATCTAAATAAAATTATGGCATACGGAAGCGGAAAACGACTTGGGGAGACGATTGATCCTCGTTTAATGATGGCTGATTTCAGCGGTTTTGAACGTGCTGGTCAAATCATGGGGCAAGGATTTGCTAATACTGGCAAACAAATTGGTGATACAAT